GGTTATGGACGAGTTTGCAGATATACATAAAGAAGCTTGGTATGAGGTATTAAGGCCAACATTATCTGATACAGGTGGTCATGCTTTGTTCTGTGGAAGTCCAAGAGGTTTTGGTAACTGGAGTTATGAATTATTTAAACAAGGCGAAAGTAATAAAGAATGGCAAAGTTTTAAATATACAACCTTAGAGGGTGGTCAAGTATCGAGTGAAGAAATAGAACAGGCAAAACAAGATTTAGATGTAAGAACCTTTCAGCAAGAATATGAAGCAACATTTGTAAATTACTCTGGTATGATTTATTACAACTTCAATAGACAAAAAAATATAATAGAAAAATATGAAAGAGATTCTGCTTTTTTACACATTGGCTTAGATTTTAACGTAGACCCAATGACTGCAGTAGTCTGTATTATTGAAAGAGAAATTGTTGTTGTTGTAGATGAAATACAAATTTATTCGTCAAATACTCAAGAAATGTGCGAAGAAATAAAAATTCGTTATAGAAATAAAAATATAGTTGTTTACCCAGACCCAAGTGCCAAACAAAGAAAAACAAGTGCAGGTGGATTTACTGATATAAGTATATTGAAAAATGCAGGATTTGATGTAAGATGTAGAAATACAGCACCTCTTGTTAGGGATAGGATTAACTCTGTTAATTCACGATTAAAAAATGTTAATGGCAAAAACAATCTGTTTATTGTAAAATCATGTAAAAATGTGATTAAAAGTATAGAAAGGCAGATTTATAAAGAGGGAACACACATACCTGACAAAGACAGTGGATACGACCATATGAATGATGCTTTAGGTTATCTAATAGAGTTTAATTTTCCACTTCGTCGTAATTTTGTATCAAGCCCTCAAAAAAGGTGGAGTTGATGAACAAAGAATTTCTACATAGCAAACATGACTTATGGCATCAAAATATTTCAAACTGGGAATTTTACATACGAAGTTATCTAGGTGGCAATGATTATAAAAATGGATATTATTTACATAGATACATTTTAGAAACACCAGAAGAATATGATGCAAGAATAAGACATACACCAGTAGATAATCATTGTAAGAATGTCGTTCAAATATATACAAGCTTTCTTTGGAGAGTACCACCAACAAGAGATTATGGCGATTTAGATGGCGACCCACAATTGGCATCATTTCTAGAAGATGCTGACTTAGATGGTAGGAATTTCAATACAGTCATGCGAGAAGTGCAAATGAATGCCAGTATCTATGGAAATTGTTGGGTAATTATAGATAAACCACAATCTAATGCCAATACAAGAGCAGAAGAGTTAGCACAAGATATAAGACCTTATGTTTCAATATATACACCAGAAAATATTGTTAACTGGAATTATAAAAGGTCTGCTAGTGGTAGATTCTATTTAGATATGTTGGTTGTCATTGAAGATATAAATGCAGATAGGGCAATTATTAAGGTATTTACTGAAGAATCTATAATGACTTACGAATTTGAAGATTATAGCGAACAATATACAGATAATGAACCAAGATTGTTAGAAGAAATACCAAACCCAATTGGAAAAGTGCCTGCAGTTAATGTTTACAATTTACGAGGTGCAAAAAGGCCTATAGGAATTAGTGACTTAGCTGATGTGGCTTATTTACAGCAATCAATTTATAATGATTATTCAGAAAAAGAACAATTAATAAGATTAGCAAACCACCCAAGTTTAGTTAAAACACCAAATGTTGAAGCAAGTGCAGGGGCTGGTGCAATAATAGAAGTTCCAGAAGATTTAGATGCTAGTTTAAAGCCATATATAATACAACCAAGTGGACAAAACCTAGATGGTATTATGAAATGTATCCAAAATAAAGTTGATGCTATTGATAGGATAACACATATGGGTTCTGTCAGAGCAACTGGAACTCAGATAGCAAGTGGTATTGCATTACAAACAGAATTTCAATTATTAAATGCTAGGTTATCTGAAAAGGCAGATTATTTAGAAAATGCAGAAGAACAGATTTGGTCATTATTTGCGAGATGGCAAGATAAAGAATGGAATGGAAAAGTAAACTATCCAGATACATTTGATATAAGAGATTGGGCAAACGATTTACAATTCCTACAAATGGCAAAAGCAAGTGGCATAAAATCCGAAACATTCAATAAAGAATTAGACAAACAAATAGCTGAGGCAGTTATTGACGATAGTGAATTGATTAAAACTATTAATGATGAAATAGATGCCACACGAACAGTAAGAGGTCAATTTCAAACAACAGAAGTAGAGGGTCAAACAGTTGGCGAAGAAACGTAGAGTACCAAAAGATAAAAAAACCAAGATACCAAAAAAATATTTATCTGGTTTAAAAGGTGCGAAAAGAAACGCCAGAGCAAACCTATTAAAACGAATAAGTGCTTTATATAAGTCTGGTGCAAAAATACCATTGGAATTACTGAGAAGAAGGAATAGGTCATAATGGCAAGTAAATTTAGAAAACCTTTATCAGCTCGAGTTGTTGCAACATTAAAAGCAAAAGCAAAAAAATCTAAACTTTTTAATATTACCGATTTGAAAAGGTCTTATAAAAAAGGGCAAGGTGCTTTTCTTTCAAGTGGCAGTAGACCGAAAATACCAATGGCAGCATGGGCTATGGCAAGAGTTAATAAACTTATAAAATTAGGTGCAAGAGCTTCATTCGACAAAGAAATAATTCGAACTGCACAAAAGAGAAAAAGAAAAAAGAAATGATTATATGGAAAATGAAAAACAAAAATATTGTATTAAGTGCAAAGTTGCACTTAAAAAAACTGAATTGAAAGATGTTTATAAATGTATTGCTTGTGGAATGATTACCAACGAAAGATTAGATGATAGACAATGGCTAAATACAGAGGAAGAGAAGTAAAATTAAATAAACCTTTTAGATTATCTACAGCAGAATCTAAAAGAAAAAAATTTGGTGTTTATGTCAAAAACAAAGCAACTGGAAATATTAAGAAAGTTACGTTTGGTGCTAGGGGTATGTCTATAAAGAAAAATATTCCTGCAAGACAAAAATCATTTTTAGCTAGAATGGGTGGTGTTCTGAAAGAGGTTAAAGGTCAAAAGACATTATCGCCTGCATACTGGTCAATTAGGGCTTGGAAAAAAGACTTCCCATTGTAATGTCAAGGATATTAGATAAATTAGCAGACCAACATGAAGAACGAATAATAAATGTTTTATATCGTTTAGAAGAAGATATTATACGAGATGTTACAAGAGCTACAAAAGGACAATTAGTTTCACAAAGGTTGGCAATACAATTACAACCAAGATTAAGAAATATAATTGAATCAACATTTTTGAATGAAGCTGATTTAATAATTAACGAAGAATACAATAAAATTGCCAAAGTTGTACTTGATACTTTTGGTAAAATGCCAATACCAAATAAATTTAAAAATCTTACAGAAGTAGACTTAGCAACAATCAATGCTTTGAAAACACAATCATTTAGTGGCTTTGAAGATATAGCTGAAAGGTTTTTAAAAATAATCAACGATGAAGTTTATCAAAGTACGATTGCAGGGCGACCTTTTGAAGATATGGTTAAAAATATAAGGCAACACATCAATGGTGTATACCAGAGGTCTAACACTCGTGAAATAAATGAATTAGTTGATTTTATTAACGAGAATAAATTTGATGAAAGCCAAAAGATTGCAGTTGAACAAGCTGTGTCAAAATTACATACACAATATGCTAGTGATAGAGCAGGAAACAACCTAAGACGTTATGCAAGCCAAATTGCTCATGATTCAGTTATGCAGTTTCATGGTCAATTTACAGTTGCAAAGGCAAAAGAATCTGGATTAAAACATTATCGTTATACTGGTACCCTTGTTAGGGATAGTAGACCTTTCTGTGTTAATATGCTAAATAAAACATTAACCGAAAAAGAAATTCGGGATATTTGGAATAATCAAGGCTGGGCAGGCAAATCTACTGGAGACCCATTTATCGTTAGAGGTGGTTACAGATGCCGACATACTTGGATTCCAACCAACCCTGATTGGGATATATAGGAGCAAAAAAATGGAAGAAAATAAAGTAGAAGCAACAACAGAAGAAGTCAAAGAAACACAAGAAGTTCAAGAAACACCAGCAAAACCAGTTGAAAAAAAATACAATATAGACCAAGTAAATGAAATGGTAAAAAGTAGATTGGCACAAGAAAGAAGCCAAGTTTATAAAAAGTTAGGTGTTGATGACTTAGATATCGCAGTCAATGCAATTAAAGTACAAAAAGAGGCAGAAGAAAAACAAAAAATTCAAAAAGGTGAATTTGAGGAAATATTAAAAAACAAAACACAAGAATGGAACAAAGAAAGAAGCAACCTTGAAAGTCAACTTAGAGATATTAAAATAAATAAATCTTTATTAGAATCAGCATCTAAGAATAAGGCAATAAATGCAGACCAAGTTGTAAGCCTTCTTCAACCACAAATTAACTTAAATGAAAGTGGCAATGTAGAAATACTTGATAATAACGGATTACCAAGATATAATTCAAATGGGGAACTTTTGACTACTGACGAGTTTGTACAAGAGTTTTTAACACAGAACCCACACTTTGTTAGTGCAACACCAAGTGGCTCTGGCACAGTGTCAAATGTGGATAGACAAGAACTCAATAAGTCTTTAAATATTGGGGAATTAGATATGAACAATCCAGAGGATAGGAAAAAATATGCTCAATATAGAAAGCAGAGAGATTCCAAACCTAGAACGATTGTTATAAATAGTTAAATGCCTATATTTACAAGGAGTTAAAAAATGGCTAATGAAACAACCTCAACCACCATCTCGGAATTATACACCGAAATAGTGGCAGAAGCATTGTTCGTGGCAAGCGAACAGTCAATTATGAGAAATCTTGTCAGAAACTACACAATAGCAGGTGGTGGTAAATCAGTAGAAGTACCGATTTATGCTACAGTATCTGCAGGTGCAGTTTCAGAGGCATCAGACCTTTCTAACACAGCAGTAAACCCAAGTTCTGTTACAATAACAGCATCAGAAGTTGGTATTATGACCACTCTAACTGACCTAGCAAGAAATTCAGCATCAAGAAATGTTGCAGCAGATATAGGCAGATTATTTGGAGAAGCCATTGCTAGAAAAGTAGATGCTGATTTATCTGCATTGTTTACTGGATTTTCAACAGAAAGAGGACCGGGAGCAGGCTCAGAATTAACAGTACAAGATTTATTTGAAGCAAGTGCTGATTTAAGAACTGCAAATGCACCAGCACCTTACTATGGTGTATTTCACCCAAAACAAATTTTCAATGTTAAAAAGTCATTAACAAATACATTTGTCGGCAGAGATACTGAGCTTTCAAATGAAGCAATGAGAAGTGGCTTTGTTGGAAACATTGCAGGCATTCAAATATTTGAAAGTTCAAATATAACTGTAGATGGTTCAGATGACTCAATAGGTGGTGTGTTCTCACAAGATGCATTGGCATTGGCAATGATGCAAGACCTAAAACTTGAAACTCAAAGAGATGCAAGTTTAAGAGCAGATGAAATAGTTGCAACTGCAGTTTATGGTGTTAGTGAAATACATGATAGTTATGGTGTTAAATTAACAGCAGACTCTTTAGCTAACTAATAACATATGGGGTGGGAAACCACCCCTTTTTTTGAAGGTTTTTAATTATGGAAATGGTTAAGCTTGTTAAAGGCGATAGAGTAATTGAAAGAAGAAAAATAGATTACGAAAACAATTTGAATATTTGGGGTATAAGAGGTTGGAAGCTTGATGATGGAAAACCAAAGGTACAACCAAAAGTTGAAGTTAAAACAGAACCAAAGCCAGAACCCAAGGTTGAAAGTGAGTGGCAAAAAGAAGAACCTGTAAAATCTAAGAAAACAACCAAGAAAGCTGAATAATGGCTACAAACGAATTTAATGTAACTAATACTAGCCTTACAAAAATTCAACCTGATATTCTAGGTTTTGGAATATCTGATTTTGCAGACCAATTACAATTTGCTGAAAATGATGTTCTAAGACGAGTTAGAGAAGAATGGTGGGAAAGATATAGGCATCAAGTAAGATATAAAGATATTACCAAGATAACATCTGTTGAAATGGATAGCTCTAAACTAACTGATTCACAATGGACACAATCAGTTGTTTATTTATGTTTATGGAAATATGTTTACCCTATTTTAACAAAGTGGAGAGACCCAGATACTGGCGAAGGTAAAGATGCTTTTCAAGTGCAAATAGATTTTTACAGAGATAGATACGACGAGGAATT